GACTTTGCGATAATGTTCATATTTATTTTTTAAAAACTCCTCAAAACTCTGTCTCATAACGAAATTTCCTTCCGGTAATCCTGAATCCGTTGTTCAACGTCTGCCATTTCTTCAAGAATCAACTGGCGATTGGTCTTTAATTTAACAGGATGGCAGTCATCTATACCGAACCGTTTGGCCTTGCAGATCGCTTTTATAAGTTCAGAACATTCCTCGATTACCTTGTCATCCTTAGCACCAATATGGCTATATTTTGGATGGCTCATGCGCTCTCCCCGTTAAGTTTAATAGTTCTGTCAAACATGATAATTGAACCAGCCACAGAAACATTCAAGCAATGCTTAGACGGAATATGGATTATGTGTTTGCAAATCGCAATAGCTTCTTGACTTAAACCACAATCTTCTGCTCCTAAGATGTAGACAGCTTGTTTAGGATGTGAGAATCCTTTAATGTTTTTAGAGGTTGGTAAAATCTCTACACCGATGTTTTCCCATCCTTGTGGAGCGTGTTCTTTGTATTGTTGCCAGTCACCAAAATGCAACAATGGGATATGCCTCCAAGCCTTTACAGTGTCTGACGGCTGATTTTTGTACCGTTTGCCAACAGTAAAGACCATCTGCGCTCCAAAGTTATAAGCACTGCGCCATAGTGTCCCGACGTTTGTGGCTGTCTTTGTGTTTTCAATGCCTATTGCAAAACCCATCTCAACCCCCGTTAAGTTTATTCACCAATAATCGGATATATTTTAAAATGCTTTATTATGCGGTCTAACTTTTCTTCTATCCGCAACATGGTTTCACCGTAATACTTAACAACACCAGAAACTTCAGCCTTTTCTTGCTTTAATGCTTCCAGATATTCAGGACTGCCAAAATGGACGGCTGCCGTTTTATCCAGCTCCGCCTCTTTTTCTAAAAGTTTTTTTACAATTTCCTGTGCTGGTGCTACTTCTCCAAATGTTCCATCTTTATATTCTTGCATGATATTCTCCTTTTAAGTTTTATCCCCGTTAAGTTTCTTGAATTCGTCGATGGTTAAATTTCTTTCAAATGCCCCACAATCACAGAACTTTTCTTTACTTGAATTGCCAAAATATCGTGGCTCTATAACATATAAACATTGTTGACTGTGTTCTGACTTTTCAGGATACCTCACCTCTCGTTGTGCGGGCAGGGCGGAGTGGATGGCTTGGGCTAATCTTCTTAGAACATCATTACCGTTTAAGTTATGGCTCAAGATAATGTTTTCAATATCGGTTACGCTCACCGCCTTCTTTTCTGATGGCTGGCCGAATTTGGCGATTGCCTGATACATAGCCTTAGAAATTACTGCGCCTTCTTTAGAGGCCAGATTGTTTAAGTTAATCATGGCATAATTTCCACCGTTGCCTTTAAAATTTAGCCATAGAACTTTACCCTGCTTTCCGGTAGTTCTATCTCCCGACCACTCACCCTCTGTTGATTCGGTTATGTAAATACTTGAGCCTTCCTTCTCATCCAACTCCTTCAGCGGTTCTGAGGGCTGTTGGGGCGTGGTGCGGGTGTTCCACCTTTCAATTGCAACTTGCTCTGTATAATATCCAACAACATCTAATTGCCCATGACCACACTGACAATCAGAGTCATTGCAAAAGACTTGATAGCATTTCCCTGTTCCATCACCATATTTAACCGGATACCATCCTAAAGTACCCGGAACAGGTGCGTAAGAATGTAGGTGTGCTGATTTGCCACAAAACGGACACTCTTTGAGCTTCAAATCCTTATCGTCGTTGGTCATTTCCAAATTCCTCGTTCAAGTAATTTTGTTAAAGCAATCATAATATATTCATTGTCTGAAAAATCATCAGTTGAATGGGGAGGCAATGCTCCGGTTTGAACAAGTGCATATCCAAGATTAGATTTAACAGATGTTTTAGTTTCGCTCATTTCCCCCCGTCCTTTGAGTGTTGTTCGTCGAGAAATTTAATTAGTCCGGTTATCCTTATATGCAAATACATATCTTTATCATTGATATATTCAGGATTTTGGTTAAGTAAGTCTAAAGTAATTTCATGTATACGTTCCGAAGGCTTCATACCCACCCCTAAGATTACTTTGTCTGGATTAATTCGGCATTCCAGTCATTAATAATTCCAATCAAATCGCTTTGTAAAACAAGAACAACTCCCCTTAAAGTTTGCGCTCTAAGCTCAATCTCTGATTCATTAAACTTTGGCATGGTATATATTTTTTCGTAAACATTATTAATAATAGATTTTAAAAGTTTTGCTTCTTCTAGGCTTTGCGATAATGTCATATCCCCTCATCCGCCCTTGGGCGTTGTTTTAGTGTTTAGCCGTATTTGTTTTACATTCAGGGCATTTAGGCGTATGCTCACTCATCTTTGGACTCCTTCAATCATTCGGTAAATTATTCTGGACAATTTCACACATGATTTCATAAAGACGCTCTTGAATATCTGGGGTTTTAGCGATTTCTTTTTCTTTCATTACAAACCCTACCTTCGAGGCGCACTCAAAACAAACTTCTATTTCTTTATGAATTTCAAATCGGTTGTATCCATAAGAATTATAAAATGGAGAGCCAACGCCAACAGTGAGTTTTATAAGTTTAGGTTTTTTGTCTTCCATCTCGACTTCTTTTTTGCATTGGTCACAAAAATAATGTTCGGTTTTCATCTCAATCTCCTTTGGGGGTGGTTAATATTTCAGCGGCAATAAAATTCCTTCGCCACCATCAAACTTAAAATAAACCATTTTGTTGTCGCTCATATCGGCGAACAGTTGAACATCTTTTAATTCTTGATAAATTTTGCAGAGAAATTTTGATTGCACTTTTAAGCCTTCGATCAAAACGGTATGTTCTTCTTTGAGTCTTTTACCTAGCCCGTCGCAATCTGAACATTTCTCTCCATCGCCGCTACCATTTCCGTCACAATCGGGGCAGTCTCTATCCTGACCGCACTCACAACATTCAATAACTCCGCTTCCTTCGCACTCAGGGCATTTTCTGTTTAAGCCCGTTGCCCTACAATTACGACACGGTATTAATTCAAATTGCCCATTAAAATTGATCGGAGTATCTTTTTTGACTTTTTCTATAAGCTCATCAATATTTGGAGCATATTCTCCGATGTCATAGGGATTCTCAAATTTGGATTTATCAACTCTTAAAGCCATTCGCCCATCTGTGGCGTAAACATAGCTTCCGCCTGAAAATGGCTTCTTATGCTTTTCAAACTCACCGCAAAATAACTCTATCTTCATATTTCTCCCTTTGTCCCTTGCTACCCGGTGAGGGTTAGGTTTAGCTGGGGGCAGTTGGTCTGCGAACAAGTGGATTGACACGTTCGACAAGAATACCGGTTTCTTGCTACTTGCTACCACCGAGCACGCTTAGTAGCGACTCTTTTGTTCAGGCTACCACGCCACCCCAACGCCCTTGCGGGTTAAACTTTCCTTCTCATCCTGATCGCGCCCAAGATGCCGCCGGCCATCAACAACAATGTCGTTGGCTCTGGGGCATGGACTCCTGCCATTCTCTCTGACTCGATAACATCCCCATCAATTCCAAAACCCTGTGCGATCACATGACCATACATCGCGGCACCCTGATACTTGACCCAATAATCGCCAGCCTCAAGATCAAGGCTTGCGTTGTGGCTTACAGTCTGCTGTTGGTTATCCAATGGGAAAGTAAAACGTTCCGTTTCAAAAATGATGTCGTTGGTTGGTATAAGAAGCGCGGTATCTCGGAAATTCCTTGAACCGCGTATCAAAGACATGGAGATACTGCCACGCTCCCATTCTCCGGCCCCTCGCAAAATCCCGCTTATGATCGAAACGCGGTAAGGCTGCGATATACGAAATCCAATGAAAGTTCCGCCACGGTTCGCCGGTCCAACATAACTCGACGTTGCCGGATATCCCCAACCATCATCGTAGGCATGTCCGATATACTCCGTAGGTATCGGCAAGGCCCATGCGCTTGTCACAAATAAAAACATAAAAACTGTCAATAGTATTCTCATTTTTTCCTTTCAACTAGGTTGGGGGCTAGTCCCCTCAGGCCCATACGCCTGACAAGCCCCCCTGCGACCCATGCCGCCCTAGTTCAAACCATTCGGACATTCGTTGCCGCCGGTCCTTTATCCGTTCTGGTTGAATCGAATTCGACTAGATCGCCCTCATCGATTCGCTTATTGTTATCCTTGATGCTTGTGAAATGAAAAAATAAGTCCTTGCTGCCGTCTTTGGGGGCGATGAAACCGAATCCTTTTTGTTGATTAAAAAACTTGACTTTGCCTTGTGCCATTACATCCTCCGTTTTTTAGGTATGATGATATTAATTTTATTGTTACGACGTTTCGACTCCGCGCGAATAGCATTGGCTGCGATCATCGCATATCCCTCGGCGGCGGTTAATCCTGTCTGACCTTGAGTAAGTTTAAATGCCAGCGTTTCGTAGTTGGGATCTAAAACTGTCGTGACTCCCGTAGGTGTATCGGTGATGGTGATGGTGACTTTAGACATATCTCTCCTTATTTAGTGCCGGGTTCTGTTTTTTGAGGGCTACAAGCTCACCCGGACTACAGACCTGCCCTGCCGCCACGGATTCCAGAGGTGTTAGTCCGTGGTGGTGGCCACCTCTTTTGCGGCCTCACCAGTATTTTTACCGGCTCTTAAATTGGAACATCATTATCGCTCGGTGTTTCGTCCTGCATGATACTCAACAGATCGTTGAACGGCTTGTTGTCCTTGGTCTCCTTGGTTACGAACATCACGATCACGGGAACTTTCTTGTTATACAAGTCCTCGACCTTCTTGTATTCCGTCTCGCTGAAGGTGCCGTAGAACGCGCCACCCATCTGACACCAATACCGATATTTTCCTTCGCCGAACGGTTTCGCTCCGATCTTCTCAAGGATCCCGCGGACTGTCTGCGAGAACACCTTTTCTGCCGGATGCCGCTCTGGTTCAGGTGTGGGGGCGGGCGTTGGGGCCGGTGTAGCCACGGGTGCGACAGCCTGTTCCAAGCGTGTCGATGTGGTTTTGGGTTCGACCGCTTCAACTGGCGTGGGTTCCTCGAACTCCTCATCGTTGATCGCCATGTTTAGGTCGGTGGACATGGGCAGGCGTTTTGAAATACGGCGGATAACGGTTTTTTTACGCATTTCATCGGCGAATGGACCATCCCAAGGTGATGTCTTTGCCTTGGAAACCTTACGACATGCCATGACTTCTTCCTCGCTCATAACTTCGATATACGGTTCGTTTCCACCCTTGATCCTTGCGATACAGTACGTCTGGACTGGATTGCCGCGATCCTTGCCATGCGTTGGCATGTGTTTTAAATGCTCGCCCTTCTCGTCAACGAAATATTCGAACGTGTCCTTCTCGTAAACGACACCGGCGTTGATACTTGCTAACTCGCCGGAATTGCGAACCATCTTCAGAAGCCCCTTATAACCAGACTGCATCTGAACTGTGCCGTTGTATGAAACAAGCGTTGCCTCTTGGCCATCGAGAAACAAACGGCATTGAGCGGCCTTGTTAATTGCGGTATAAAGGCTGTTGCGATCAGATTTGAGCAAGTCCTGCGTGTGGCCAGCGATATGATTTATCGCGATTTGGATGAACTTGTCCGTGTCCGCGCCTAACAGCGGATTTAATTGGTCTTTTAAATTGGTGATGCTGGTTTTTAACAACTCTAACTCTGTCATTTTGACTCCTTCTGTTTTCTCCACGTCGGTTTGAAATTACGGTACGCCTTGCGTGTATATGCAACTTCACATTCGCCTATGATGTCCGCGCTGATCGAGAACTCGCCACCTTCGACCTTCTCAGCGTCGCCCATGACCATGAGCATTTGAGCCTTGAGTGCGTCGCGCTTGGTTTCAGCGTCTTTAGCGATGTCGCCCAAACGCTTATGTTCGCGCGCCAATTCAAGGAACGATTCGTTCTCACGAACGTCCAAGAGTTTGCCCGGATCCGCATAATTGTACAGCGAGGCGATAAACTTGGCGTCACGTTCGAAGTTTGGCTTGGGCGGCGTGTTGGATTCGATGGATGCCCAGAACGCGGCGATTTTCTGTTTTATCGAGGATATGACGGTTTCGTTGCGGTCGCGTTTGATTAATACGAGGCTGTTTCCACCCACCAATGCCCCGATGTATGCGAACGAACGACCGCTGACCATGAGCTGGTGCTGGGCTTGGATTTCAATATGAAGCGGAGCCTCGATGTTGCCGTCCTCATGCTCAACCCAGTTATCACGATACGCGAGGCTGTCAACGTTCTTAACTTCGAGTAAAACATCGTCACCAATAGCGAAGTCGAACGACGAACCGGCCCTTAAATCCGTATCGCGCATATACTCGTCCATGCGCCGGATAGTCCACCCTTGTTCCTTAGCTATCTCGGCGGCGATGGCGTCTTGCAAGGCCGTTCCCCATTTCATGCGTTCGTTGCCTTCGATTTCAACAACCGAACCGGATTTCTTCGTATGCCAAATCTCGAATTCTGTGGTATACGGCGAGAAACCGAACAGCCCAGCTATCTCGGTCGATGTAATGTCCTTCGTCCGGCACGCGAGCCAGTGTTGTTTATCCGTTGGGTGGATTATTTCGATTGACATTTCTTGATTACCTCCACTAATAATTTTATCCCTCGGCCACGGATCTGTCCGAATGGTTTGCGTCCAACGAACCATCCCTTATATGGCCAGAAGTCAATTTGTTTGTTTCCGAACCGAACGGTTAGGCATGAGTTGGCATCGTTGCGAATCACAACACATTTTAATTTCGTCAACTCGCTTATCGCATGTTCAAATCGTCGAGGTTCTTCTGCGGCGCGTTTTTCGCGCATGACCTTATCGTAATATCTGAACTGCTCTGCCATGTCACCCATGTCAACTCCTGTTTAGGAAATAACGGACGTTCTTCACCCAATGGTTATTCAGCCCATGCGGATCGTTCTCGGCGCCAACCGGACAATACCGCGAACCCAAGAACGCTATAAAATCGGTGTACTTGGTCTGCTTGGCGAAACGTTTACGGTTGTTCCTGACCGTGTTCAGGCATATCTGACGGCACTCGGCCTCGCCTTCGCATTTAATTGACCGAATACCATAGGGGAACTGGGCCTTCTTCCCGCCTTCGGCGCGGTATATGGCGTCCACGATCTGGACGTCTGTGTATTCCGCCGCCTCGCCGTTGATACAATAGATCAGCAGGAACGCTTGCACCAAACAGAATGCAACGAACCAGAATATGAAATTTCGGTGGTGGTTGATGATCGCAGGTTTCATGTGGCGTCACTCTCCTGTTCCTTGGCTCTGATACAGTCGAGCTTTTGACGCGCAAGTTTAGGGTCAATGGGGGTGGGTTCAGCGACCTCTACTATCGGTATTCCGTTTCTCAAATTGACTGTCATCATGGCGTTCTTTCCTTTCTTATTGCGCCCTGCGCCCCGGATGGACGGTGTACTACAATTTTCCACGCGCCCATCCGAGAACGCCACATTCCACGGGCGCAGGGTTTACCAGAGATAATTTAACGGGTTGTCTTTGGCGAGGAGTTCTTCGTTTTCGATAATGTCGATTTGTTCTTCTGTCATGGTGGCGTCCTTTTGGTTGTGTTCAGCCTTAATTGGCTGACGATAGGAAGTCTAACATTTGTCTTTACGGCTGTCAAGACATTTTTTTTCATCATCGGAAACAAGCCATCTGATATACTCGGATAGGTTCATTTTTCTGCGACGAGCTTGCTCGTTCCACCGACGACGTTCTTCAACTGATGACCTTAGGTTGATTAATATTTTCATGCCTTGAGTATATCAGGTCGCAAAAAAAATGCAACAATTATTTTGTTTGCCTTTACTTTGGTATTGACAAATCAAATCCGTTATGTATAATCTTCTCATGTCCTTCCAGCTGCGCCCATACCAGATCGAAATGCGTGATGAAACTCGCGCGCACTTCTTAAATGGTATTCGCTCTGTCGCAATGCAATTACCGACGGGTGGCGGTAAGACAGCGCTTGCCGCTAACATGCTCAACACATCGGCTTCTAAGGGATATACTTCGTGGTTTATTGTCCACCGCCGTGAACTTGTCAAACAGACGATTATCGCGTTCTCGGATATTGGTATTAAAAAATTCGGTGTAATCGCGGCTGGTTTTATGCAGGCCAAGGCACACCCAATACAAATATGTTCGATCCAAACGTTAATGCACCGACATGAGAAGTTGCATTCTCCCAAGTTCATCGTGTGGGATGAATTTCATCACCTTGGCGCGAAAACGTGGGCAAAGATATATTCCTGTTATCCTAACGCATACCATATCGGACTGTCCGCGACTCCTCGACGACTGGATGGATCTCCGTTGAATAAATTCTTCGAAACTATGGTCCAAGGGCCGTCTATGAATTGGCTCATCGAAAACGGCTTCCTCGTTCCCTATAAGATATACGCGCCTTCGAGCATTAACGTTGTGGGTGTCCACACACAGATGGGCGATTTTCAGAAGAAAGAACTTGCCGCCGTTGCGGACCGGCCTTCGATAACTGGTGACGCGATCAAACATTACATTAAACACGCATCGGGCAAACGCGCCGTTGTGTTCTGCGTGTCCATCGAACACAGCAAACATGTAGTCAGTCAATTTAATCAGGCTGGTATTGTCGCCGAACATGTGGACGGAGAAACACCAATCGAACAACGCGATCACGCCATCAGGAGGTTTAATCATGGGGAAATCAAAGTTTTGTCAAATGTTGATCTCTTCGGAGAAGGATTTAATTTGCCTTCGCTCGAAGCTGTTATCATGCTCAGACCTACTATGTCAGTCGGATGTTATCTCCAGCAGTGCGGCAGGGCGTTACGTCCGTCGCCTGTAAAGACTCATGCAATCATCCTTGACCATGCTGGAAATTGTGAGAGACACGGCTTACCAGACGAAGAACGGGAGTGGTCTTTGGAGGGGATTGAACGTCGGACTAACGGCGCAGCCACCATATCCGTCAAGATATGTTCGCGGTGTTTTGCAGCCCAATACAGCGGATCTCAAGTTTGCAGGTACTGCGGATTTCAGTTCGCAGTTGATTCCCGCCAAGTCGATCAAAAAGACGGCGAACTCGTTGAGGTTAACCAAGCCGCGCTCCGCAAAAAAAGGCTCATCGCCCAGGGGCGGTGCAAGACGCAAGAGGAACTGATCGAAGAAGGTCGGCGTCGCGGATATAAATTTCCTGAACGGTGGGCTAAATTCGTGTTTCAGGCACGACAAGCGAAAAAATTACAGGGTGTTGGATGAACGACTTAACCAAATGGCACATGTGCGATAAGAAGAAACGCTTCTCTGCCAAGAAACACGCTGAGGCACGGCTCAAGTCCATCCGCAAGAAGGGCATCATCGTACCGCCGGATGCGCATGTTTATAGCTGTTTATTTTGTGGCGGTTTTCATCTTGGTCACGCACCTAATCCAAAAACTCTTATTGAAATAAATAAATTAACTAAGCAATAGGAATTTAAGATGAAAGAATTAAACAAATTATTTAATTATGAATTTTATCTTTTGAATGGAAAGACATGCACTCAATGTAAATCAAAAAAGACGATAGATGAATTCAGAACAAGAAATCGCGGGAGACATCTTCGTTCATCGTGTCGTCAATGCGATAACATGTATTCTAAAAATTATGCAGATGAGCGTCCCGAGTGGGTAAAGCAAAACAACAGAAGGACTGGTCTAAAGCGTTATTTTGGCATGACGATAGCGCAGTATGAAGAAATGGCTACAAAACAAGACAATCTTTGCGCTATATGTGGTGGAAAAAATTTTAATAACAAAAGATTGTTTGTAGATCACTGCCATAAATCAAAATTTGTTCGTGGGCTTTTATGCCAAAACTGTAATGCGGCTATAGGACATTTAAAAGACGATAAAAATCTTGCTTATAAACTTATCAAATATCTTGAAGATTTTGAGAATAGGAAACCGCATGAATTAATTTACAAAGGAATCAAATAATGTTCAATGAAACCATCAGGAAACACCGCAACAAACAGGGTTGGACACAGGAACAGCTTGCCCGTAACGCGGGAACGACGCGTGCGAACATCGCCAAGATCGAGACGGGTGCTTATTTGCCGAGCCTGTATCTCACGCTTAGGATCCTTGAAGCCCTACAAATCCCTGAGTCATACCAATTGAGGAGGCTTATTTATGGACATGATCGAAAACAGTATGGTCGTTGAACCGCATGAATCACGCCGGAAACAATTGGAATGTGGCTGCCATGGGAGGTGCCGTTGTGACGACGACGATGAACGAGAAGTATCATAGAAAAGTCATCCAAGTCCTCGCGCTAAAACAGGAGAACGCGAAACTGCGTGAGCAAATCGCGCTCTTGGAAAAACAACTTGCCCGTATCCATGGGCAGATCGAGAAGTGGAGTAAATCACGATGACCACCGAATCCGACATCATGCGCCGGATACAGGTAAAACTATCCTCGGTCGGCGCCCGCCTTTTCCGGAACAACACTGGATTAGCGTGGCAGGGCAAGGTCCAACGGTTCCCTGAGACTCGTTATATCGAGGTTCATCCGACAGACATCGTTATCCGCAACGCGCGGCCGGTGCATTTCGGGTTGTGTGATGGTTCCAGCGATCTTGTCGGATGGACGAAGGACGGTCGTTTCTGTGCAGTCGAATCCAAGAACACTACAAAACCAACACAGGAACAGGTTAATTTTATTGGTGCAGTTAATTGGTCGGGCGGTGTCGGATTCATCGCTCACAGCCCAGAAGAAGCTCTCCAGAAATATCTCCAAGCGACAGAATAGGAACCATTCCCATGCCCGATTTCGAAGGACTTGCCGCATATTTATTAACACGGATACGAGATATTATCCCGACGCTTGTGCCTGGCGGTAAAATACAGGGCTCGGAGTATGTGGCCGGTGACATCCATGGCAGCCATGGTAAATCATTCAAAATTAATCTGGACACCGGCCTGTGGTCGGATTTCAGCCAAGGCCAGTCTGGAGGTGATGTTATCAGCCTGTATGCCGCGATCCACAATCTCAAGCAATCCGAGGCCGCTGAGCAGTTGAGCCAGCAATACAATTTCGGATCCACCCCAGCGATGACTGTTCCATCTATGCGCCATCCCGTATACGGCGCACCCGCGCAAACTTGGGCGTATCGTGACGGTAACGGTACAGTTTTACATTATACTGCGCGCTACAATACCAAGGATGGCAAGGAGTTCATGCCGTGGACTTGGGTGGGCAACCGCTGGCAAGCCAAGGCATATCCCGAACCTCGCCCGTTGTATGGACTGGAAACGCTGTCCAAGCCGGCGGTGTTGATCGTTGAGGGCGAGAAGGCCGCGGACGCGGCGCGTCAGTTACTCGGTGACAGCTATTCGGTCGTGAGTTGGAGTGGCGGTTCCAAGGCGTTCCGCAAGGCTGACTGGGCGCCGGTGTACGGGAAACGCGTGTTGATATGGCCGGACGCGGACGAACCTGGCGTATCCGCCGCCAAAGGCATCGCTCAAATACTCGCCTCACACTGCCCGGAGGTAAAAATCATCACTCCGGATCCAACACGTCCGAAGGCGTGGGACGCTTGGGACGCCTTAAACGATGGCTGGACGCGTGAGCAGGTGATCGACTGGGCACGCGCGAACGTCACAATATTCCAATTAAACGTTACGAATAACATCACGGTGCAGGTCGATGAACCGCCGTCTGAGCCAACGGAGTCGAACATCGTTCTGTGGGAGCGATTAGGGCTGGCCCTGACTGGCCAAGGGAATATTATCTGCAACGAACAGAATATTGTCCGCATATTCGAGCGTGAGCCGCATTTATCGAAACGCTGTTGGATCGATGATTTTCATGACCAGATATTCACCCAAGACGGAACCCAGTCGCGTTATTGGACGGAGATCGATACTCTCAAGATGATGTATGTTCTTCAGGAAAAATACGGGATGTCGCGTGTTTCCGATGCCCAGGTGTGGCGTGCCGTGCGTATTATCGCTGACCGCGAGCATCGCAACGAACCCAAGGACTGGATGGAGTCGCTTGAGTGGGATGGAACGCCAAGGATCGCTGACTTTATGACCACGCATTTGGGGGCAAAACCATCGGAATATGCCCGTGCAGCATCCAAAAACTTCTGGGTCTCCATGGCTGCGCGCATTTATCAACCAGGGTGCATTATGCGGTCCATGGTCATTCTGAAATCCAAGCAACTGACCGGAAAGTCGACCGCGTTCTCTATAATAGGTGGTAAGTGGTACTCTGAGGCGCTTGAGAACATTCAGTCGAATAATTTCCTTCAGTCGCTTCATGGCAACCTTCTTATCGAATTCGGTGACTTGGCAGGTATGGACCGCGCTGAGGTCAACCGTATCAAACAAATTATCAGTTGCCGCAAGGACCGCTTCCGTGCCCCTTATGAGCGCAATCCAAGGGATCACTTGCGCCAATCGGTTCTGGTTGGAACAACGAACGAAGAACAATTTTTGCGCGATCATACGGGCGGTACGCGTTTTTGGCCTATTGAAACCGGTGAGATCAACCATAAGGCGATCGAGGCAGACCGCGATCAATTATTCGCTGAGGCTGTCGCGCGTTTCAAGGCAGGCGAAAACTGGCACATTATGCCAACCGAAGAAACAAACAGCGTTCAAGATTTTTACCGGCAACAAGATGTCTGGTTCGATAAAATCGTTGAAAAACTAGATCAATTACCGCCCAACGAAGATGAAATACAGATCATTAAAATCGCAACAGATTTTCTTGGCATACCTATTGGTAATGTAAAAAAAACGGACGAAATAAGGATTGGCAATGTGTTAGTAGGGTTGGGTTGGACGCGCTTCAAAAAGAGGTCAGGAACACAAACTCTTTGGTTTTGGAGAAAGCCCGAAAATGTTCCTTTTTCAGATACGGAACAAAATTTTAGTTAGGAACGTCTTTTTGTACTTAGTTCCTTATGTTCCTAATGTTCCTAACTAAATTATAAATTAATAAGTAAATGTTAATATATAGGTATGTATACATTATAGGTAATTATAGAGACTTTATAGAAGTGGTCAGGAACACGGAACATCAGGAACATTCTAAAAATGGGGGTTTTTATGCAACAAAATCAATGTCAAAAATGTGGTCATTGCTGGTATCCAAGATTCCCGCAACGATCCCCGAATTGTCCGCGTTGCAACACTAAAAATTGGGACAATCCAAACAAATTAAACCAAAAATACAATTTCCATTTGCAGGGTGTTGGTGAGGATAAGACGTATCCCTGGCCAGACACACTTGAAAAACGCGTAAAAATGTGCCGCGCCTTGGATGCTTATGGCCGGCTGAACAATAAGAAGTTTTCCCGCCAAAGCACACCTCAAGGTTTATTTGTTCGGAGAATTTCTTGATTTTTAATATATTATTTGGTAGTATTAATCCATGAACATATTCGATAACACCACAGAAAAGATAAACGATCCCAAGACAATTGATACGATTTTTGATAACATTGCGAATGGCGGCAGTTTAATTGACCTGTGCGAACTGTGGAATTGCAGCTATGTTCTGATATTGCGATGGATCTACGATGATGTTGAACGAACGAAGCGTTACCAAGCGGCGCTTGATGCCAGGAACGAGTGGATTGTACAACGGCTGTTGGGTGAGCTGAAGTCATTGGCGTTTGTTGACGTGCGAAAGATATTTGACGATAACCATGCGTTATTGCCGCCGGATAAATGGCCGGCGGATGTCGCCCGTGCGATCGCGGGATTGGATGTGACTGAGGAGTTTGATTACGAAGACAGTAAAAAAGTACACACAGGCTATTTGAAAAAGGTTAAATTTTACGACAAACTCAAATCTATTGAACTGCTCGGAAAGGATCTTGGGCGGTTCATACAAAAGCACGAGGTTTCCGGCAAACTAACACTTGAGGACCTCGTGGGAGGTAGCAAAAAAGATGAAAGTATTTCTCGGAGTACCGACCAGCGATCTCAAGGTTAACCCCGATTTGATAGCTGCGATTCTGCAATGTTCACCAAAAGGAATTCTTCAAGGTTTTAGAACTCATTCATATTCATGCCTCACAAGGAACTTCAATGAACTTTTCTGCGCGGCATTGAACGCGCGCAAGGACGGCGCCACGCATTTCTGCATGCTTCATTCGGACGTTGTGCCACATGGCATTGGATGGCTTGATGTATTATCCGATGAGATGGAACGCGTCGAAGCGGATGTTTTATCCGCTGTCATTCCGATCAAAACATCATCTGGTGTTACTTCAACCGCGATAGATGAACCATGCGAGGGCTCAGATAAAAACTGGCGCCCGCGCCGGCTGACGATGAACGAGGTTTACAACGATCATCCGGAGACGTTCACTCACAAGGATTTGCTTGTCAATACCGGATTAATGCTTATCGATATCCGCAAGGACTGGGTGAACGATATCTGGTTCGAGTTTGAGGACATGATCTCGCGCGATGCCGTTGGGAATTTCATTGCGGTTAATGTGCCAGAGGATTGGAATTTCTCAAGGCGCGCACGCAAGATGGGCGCAAGTATCTGGGCGACCCGAAAAGTCGCTTGTACTCACTACGGACACATCGGCTACGGGAATATGTTCGTATTCGGGAAAACCAAAGATACGCTGAAATGACACCAGCCGCCGAACGAATAAGACAATGGAGATCGGATCCTGTTTTGTTTGTTCGTGATAATTTTGATGTTGAGCCCGATATTTGGCAATCCAAAGTTCTCAGGGCTTTCGCGTCAAACGATAAGAAAAAACTAAGAATAGCGATGCGCGCATGCGCCGGTCCAGGTAAGACCGCGGCCTTGGCATGGTGTGGTTGGAATTTCCTCGCGTGTTATGCAGAGCGCGGGCATCATCCGGTCGGCGCGTGCGTATCAGTCACGGCGGATAACCTCAAGGATAATCTTTGGCCTGAGTTTTCACGGTGGCAACAGCGGTCAAAATTCCTCTCCGAAGCGTTCATCTGGACCAAGGAACGCATATTCGCCAAGGATCACCCCACGTCATGGTGGTTGTCGGCCAGGACATATCCCAAGTCTGCCGATAAAGAAACCATTGGCCGAACCCTCTCAGGTTTGCACTCCAGATATATTTTATATCTCATTGATGAAGGCGGTGACATCCCTCCGTCAATACTGCGCTCAGCGGAACAAGGTTTATCAACTGACGTTGAGTTTGGACGGATTCTCGTTGCGGGTAATCCGACATCGCTTGACGGAGTTTTGTATGTGGCGTGTGTTGACCAGGCGGATTCGTGGTATGTTGTGACCATCACCGGAGATCCTGATGACCCTGAGCGCTCGCCTCGCATCGACATCGAATGGGCGCGTGACCAGATCAAGAAATGGGGACGCGATAACCCGTGGGTTATGTCTTATATTTTAGGTCTGTTCCCGCCAGCATCTATTAATCAACTGTTAGGTCTTGAGGAAATAGAATCCGCAATGAACCGCGTCATGCGCCCAGATGTTTATGATTGGGCGCAGAAACGCCTTGGCATCGACGTTGCTCGTTTCGGAGATGATAGGACTGTCATATTCCCACGCCAAGGCTTGTGTTCGTTCATACCGGCGATCATGCGTCACAATCCGGCAACAGATAAGCCGTCCGTCGATATTGCTAATCGAGTTATGGCGGCAAAGATGACTTGGGGAAATGTTGAACGCGAGTTCTTCGACGATACTGTCGGATGGGCACACGGCGCGATCGACATCATGCGTGCTGCTGGACACAGTTCGTCATTGGGCGTGAACTTTGCGTCCACGAAAACGACGGACCCGCGGTATTACAATATGCGTTCGCAGTGCTGGATGGAAATGGCGAAGTGGGTTAGGAACGGCGGTAAACTCCCAAAGATACCGGAATTGAAACGTGAGATGACGGCGCCGACATACACATATCAGAATGGGAAATTTCTACTTGAACCGAAAGACCAGATAAAAGAACGTCTTGGATTTTCGCCGGATTTGGCCGACGCGCTCGCGCTTACGTTCGCCGAGATAGAACAGCCATCATCGACGACGGAACTGCCGTTCAACAAGGATAAGGGTAAATTGTTACATGACTATAACCCATACGATGAGAAAAATATTTAATAATTGTTTTGACACATTCAATAAAAGCGTTTAAGAATACTAACGATGAAGGCAATTGACCTGTCAGGCCATAAATTTGGCCATCTTACCGTTATCAAATTTGCCCACCATAAAAATCGCAAAAGGTATTGGTTGTGTCGTTGCGATTGCGGAAAATCAAAAATTACCACTTATAATAATCTAGCTTACGGCCAAGCAAAGTCATGTGGATGTTTAAAGGGTGGACGTGCCGATATTTCAGGGGAAAAATTTGGCAGATTGACTGTTCTTAATTTTGTATCCGTTGATAAAGGCAGAAATTCTAAATGGCTCTGTCGCTGTGACTGTGGACAATTAAAAATAATCTCTCAAGCATCCTTGGCTCGTGGAGCTACAAGATCATGCGGATGTTTGTGTAAAGAATTGGCTGAAGAAAGATTTAAAACTCATGGGATGTCAAACTCAAAAGAATACGAAACTTGGGCAATATGATTGCCCGATGTTTGAATCGAACTCATCCATCTTATAAAAACTACGGCGGTAGAGGGATTAAAGTCTGCGAACGATGGATGAATTTTGATAATTTTTATTTCGACATGGGCATTAAGCCAGATGGCTTGTCAATCGACCGCATCAACAACAATGGCAATTACGAAAAATCGAATTGTCGTTGGGCAGATAGGAAAACTCAAAACAGCAACAAACAGAGGAGGTATTAATGATTTTCGCCCTCGAACGCGCCAAAGATATTTTTGAAGAAATTAAACCGTTGCTTGAAAAACATTGGGCTGAAGTAAGTTTCTACAAGGACATTCCGCTTGCTCCTGACTGGGACGCCTATTTACAGATGGATGAGATGGGCGTTCTTCGAGCATACACAGCGCGTGATGATGAAAACAAACTTGTTGGTTATGCAGTATTCTTCGTCAGAAAAAATCCGCATTACGTTTCAAGTCCTCCACAGGCTGTGCAGGACATTATTTTCATCGATCCTGAGAAGCGCGGGTTCGGTGTCAAGTTTATACTATGGACCGAGAAGCAGTTGGCGGCTGAGGGGGTTCAAGTGGTGTTCCATCATATAAAAACGAACACTCCGCATACGATCGATCTGTTTAGGCGGTTAGGGTATTCGAATATTGATCTCATCTTAGGCAAGCGATTGGACAAGTGATATGGCGATAACAGCGTCCATCATAGCGGCATCTGCGGCGGTTTCGGCAGGAACAAGTATTTACGGGGCAGTCCAGAGCAAGAAGGCTGGAAAGAAGGCCGAGAACGCGGCTAACGATCAGGCAATCGCGCAACAGAAATTGCTCGATGAGGCTAAGGCGAAATCGGCAACGGACACATCGATCGCTGACAGGGATGCTGCGCGTAAGAAACAACGTAATGCGGCGTTAGCGGCTCAGGGCAGAAATAGCACGTTATTAACCGGGCCACTCGGCGTTGTTGGTGACATTGGTTCAACTGGCAAAACAATTTTGGGTGCGTAATGGTAGAAACAAAACGTGTCCGATATAGCCGTCTTTCAGCACAGCTGAAGAATGAACGATTAACGTTCGAAGCTGATTGGGCAGAGTCCAATAACTGGATATTGGCCAGGCGTGCGCGGTTTTTTACATCGGATACGAATAAGGGGGGGCGCCGTAACCAACGTATTATTGACTCGACCGGAACGCTGGCGGTAAGAACGCTCCAGGCTGGAATGATGTCTGGGATAACTTCGCCGTCGCGCGATTGGAAGAAATTAACGACCGATGATCCCGATATGGCAGAGTTCGGTGCTGTTAAACGATGGCTGAATGTGGTCAATGACCGCATGGCAGCAAAGTTTCTCAGAACGAATTTGTATAATGTTTTGCCGTTGACTTATGGTGACATGGGTGTATTTGCCACGGCAGGGATTATCATGGAGGAGGATTTTGATAGAGTCGCGCATTTCTATTCGTTGCCCATCGGTTCGTATTGGATCGCCAACGACGACCAGTTGCGCGTGCGTGTTCTGATGCGTGAATTCCCGATGACTGTCCGGCAAATCGTTATGAAGTTCGGTATGGTAAATGGCGAACCGAAGTGGGACAACATCAGCACATACGTTAAACAACTGTGGGAACGTGGAGAGTATGAGACTTGGGTTGATGTCGCTCACATGGTCCATGCGAATACGGATTATGATGATAAGAAATTTGCGAGTTTCAAATATGTGTCATGTTATTTCGAGTTGGGAAGTTCGAATATGCAGGATGCGAATTATTTGGTAAAGGCTGACGAAGATGTATATTTGCGTGAATCGGGATATAATTATTTCCCAGGTCTTTTCCCGCGTTGGCAAGTTACAGGAAGCGACGTTTACGGAACGTCATGCCCTGGGTTCGATGCGATAGGTGACATCAAGCAATTACAGCATGGTGAGAAGAAATCAGCCAAGGCGATAGATAAAGGCGTTGATCCTGCAATGGTTGGACCAGTATCGCTCAAGAATCAAAAGGCGTCGATATTGCCTGGCGATATGACGTATCTGGATGAACGCGAAGGATTGAAAGGTTTTCGTCCGGCGCATGAGGTAAATCTGGATATCAACCACTTGGAAATGAAACAGCAACAGATTAGGTTGCGTATTCAGAAGGCGTTTTACGAGGATCTGTTTTTAATGCTGGCACAGTCTGACCGGCGCGAGATAACCGCACGCGAGATCGAAGAACGGCATGAGGAAAAATTGCTGGCGTTAGGGCCGGTGTTGGAACAAACGAATCAGGATCTGTTAGACCCACTGATCGATAATATGTTCGATTTTATGTTAAGACAAGGCGAGATCCCAGAACCACCTCAAGAATTGCAGGGAATGGATTTGAAGGTTGAATATGTCTCGGTCATGGCCCAGGCTCAGAAGCTGTCTGGTGTTGCGAATTTGGAGAGGTTTGCAACGACCGCCGCAAATATTGCGAAGTTGACCGGCGCGGTCCCGAAGAAGTTTAATGTTGACCAGTTCATCGACGTTTACGGCGACAGACTGAGCGTTGACCCTACGATCATAAGAACTGATGAAGAAGTCGAGGCTATGAATCAAGCCGAACAACAGGCTGTGCAACAAGCACAGACCATGGATAATGTCGAGAGAGTTGCCGGCGCTGCTCAGAAACTGGCAGGCGCGAAACTCGAAGAAGATAGCGCTTTGAAAAGATTGGTGAGTAAATGAGCCTCGTTAAGAATTTAGCTGATCCGGAACAGGTCAAGAAGGCCGGCGATAAGGTCAGGCTCGCGCAGTTACAGGCCGAAAACGACATGAGAACACTGTTGGCGATGCCTGAGTTCAGAAGGTTCATCGCATGGCTGTTCGCGGAGTGCAGGATATGTTCGTCAGTCTGGAGCGCGTCGGCCGCGATACACCGTGACGCTGGCCGTCAGGAACTAGGACACGCAGTTGCAAGGAAGATCGTTGAAGTTGATAAAAGGGCATTGGCCGAATTATTAACCGCAGGATATGAAAAAGAATTGCAAGGAGAACCGCTATGAGCGAACAAATACCAGGCGCACAGGATAACACCCCACCCGCCGAAGTAAAATCAGCGTATGAACTGTATGATGCAGCAGATGCTGCCTTGGAAGCGTTCCAAGCAGATCCCGACAACACGGAACTCAAGACCGCATATGAGTCAGCCAAGAAGATCGCCAAGGAAACTGCTGCCGCTGAACGCAAAGCCGCGGAAGGTAACAAACCCCCGGCCGAATATAAGTTGACAAAACCAGAGAAATCAGTACTGAGTGATGAGTCTGTGGCCAAGATTGCAGCCTTCGCTAAGGAGCATGGATTGAGCCAGAAACAGGCCGAAGCTCAGTTGCAGAGAGAGAACCAAGTATTGTCCGAAGCGCGTCAGACCTTCGAAGCCGAGTCACAGGCTAAGATGGCTGAGGTGCAGGATTCTTGGGTTGCCACGGCTAAAAATGACAAGGAATACGGTGGAGCTGAGTTCGCCAAAAATACAGAACTCGCTAAACGTGTCCTTGCGAAATATGGGACGCCGGAGTTTAATGCGATACTTGATGATCCGAAACAAGGACGTTTCGGTAATCACCCGGAATTAATGAGGGTTTTGTATCGCATCGGGAAAGCAATGTCCGAAGATCAGTTGATAATGCCAGGCGCGCATGGGCAGAAAAAACAACCTGTATCTGCGGCAGAAAAGCTTTTCGGAGAAGGAACTGTGAAATCATCAGGCGTGCAAACATAATTTTTAACAAGGAGAAAAACTATGGCTACTCTGGGAGCAACGGTATTAACATTGATCGATTGGGCAAAGCGCCTCGATCCCGATGGAAGTGTCCCGACCATCGTTGAGTTGTTGGGTCAGACAAACGAGATCCTTCGGGATGCTCTTTGGAAACAGGGCAACTTGCCTACCGGTGAACGCACCACGGTCCGTACCGGTTTACCTACGGTCGCGTGGAGATTATTGAACCAGGCAACAGCGTCATCCAAATCAACAACTGCCCAGATCGATGAAGGTTGCGGTATGTTGGAGGCTTGGAGCGAAGTGGACGTTGAATTGGCCAACTTGAACGGGAATCAGGCTGAGTTCCGTTTGAGCGAAGGTATGGCGTTCATCGAAGCCATGAACCAGGAAATGGCCCAGACGTTCTTCTATGGGAATAGCGGAACAGCGCCGGAGGAATTCCTCGGATTGGCTGCCCGTTATTCAGATCCGGCCGCGACCAACGGTTCGAACGTTATTGACGCCGGTGCATCCGGAAGCGATAACACCTCGATCTGGCTCGTCGGTTGGGGATCAAACAGCATCTTCGGTATTTTCCCGAAGGGAAGCATCGCAGGTTTGAAGCACGATAATTACGGCGAAGTGACCATCACTGGCACAGCCGGTATCGGCGGAACCCGCATGCGTGCGTTCCAAGACAGATGGCAGTGGAAAGCCGGTATCGCGCTCAAGGATTGGCGCTATGTCGTGCGTATCGGTTCGATCGACGTATCGAATCTGGTTGGCGTTTCATCGGCTGCCGATATTATCGAGCTGATGATTAAGGCGATCTATCGCATCCCGAACATCGCTTCGGTCAAGCCTGTTTTTTACATGAACAGAACTTGTATTGAAATGTTGGATATCTTACGCCGTAATGATGTTATTTCCGGCGGCCAGCTGTCCTACAACGTTGTTGACGGTAAGATGGAATACGCGTTCCGCGGTATTCCCATCCGTTTGTGCGACGCGATCCTTGAAACAGAAGCATTGGTTTAACTTATTTTAATGAACATCTAAAAGGAGAAATACTATGATTCATGACGCTCAAAACCTGTTCTCCGATGCCCAGGCAATTACTGCTGCCGCAGCATCGACGAACATTATCGACTTAGGCGTCGCTCGTAACATCGGCGTTGGTGAAAACCTGTTCGTCGGGGTTATGATCGACACAACGTTCGCTGACACTGGATCCAACTCGACGTTGACAGTTGCGTTGGAAGGTGACAGCACCACATCGTTCACACCGGACGGTTCACAGACGTTGTTCACGATCCCGGCGTTGGCTGCGGCTGGCAATAAGTATTTTGCACGCATCAGCCCTGATTTCGCTTCGAATTATCGTTATATTCGGTTGTATTACACGCCGAACAACGGTGATTTGTCGGCTGGTGCTGTGACTGCGTTTATCTGTCATGGTCCTGACCTCCAGGCGCATTATGCCAAGGGGTATACGATCAGTTAATGTTAAATGCGGACGCTCTCGCAAGGGGGCGTCCGCTAAAACTTTCAATCAAGGAGAAAAACTAAAATGAAAGTTCAAGGATTAAGTGATGAGCAGTTAGAAAAAGAATTGAAAAAGACGTTGCGGGTCAGGGCGATCGGTGATCCTGAGAAGTTTGTCGGGTATTATAATCATGTGAGGCGCCGAGCCGGTGACGTTTTCCTTTTGCGTCCTATTGTCAGACAGCGCACGACTATCGTTCTCGACAAGAACGACAGGCCGGTCATGGTTTATGATGTTGGACTAAAGCGCGATGTTCCTAAGAAGGAAACCAAGACGACTATCATCACTGCCGAGATGCAGTTCTCTGAGAAGTGGATGGAGAAGATCAAAAGCAATACGCCGGAAACAAAACCAGTGCATTTTAACAAGACAAACGCCGGCAAAGGAACTCTCCAGAATAAGTTAAATATTCCTGGCATGACCAGCAAAATCGGCGACGGTTTTGATGACGTTGACGATGTTAATGCTGAGGAACCAACATCACAATCATCTGACGCAGCGGTTATTTAACCGCGAATGGTAGGGTATGGCAGATAAAACCGGAATATGCAACATGGCGTTGTCGCACCTTGGTTCATCGTTGGAAATTGGCAACGTTGAAACGGAACGTTCTGGCGAAGCTAAGGCGTGTCGTCGCTTTTATTCCGATGCGCTGTTGGAGTCCTTGCGTGATTTCCCGAATCCATACCTGACGGTTATTGAGCCATTGGCGTTGGTCGAGGATTTGCGTGAGGTCGACGGAGCTGAGTGGGCGTTCTCATACCGTTATCCAGCTGACTGTTCCAAGGCAATACGAATACCAAGCGGAACGCGTAACGATAGCAACGATTCTAGGATACCGTATCGAATAATATCAGATACGACCGGTCCGCTGATAATGACCGACATGGAGGACGCGACGCTTGAGTATTCCAAGAAGTCTGACAGCCCTGACAAATGGGCGCCGGACTTCGTGATGGCATTTTCGTTGTTGTTGGCATTTTATATCGCTCCGCGTGTAACTGCCGGAGATCCGTTCAAACTTGGGGAACGTGCTTATCGCGCGTATTTCCTGTCCATATCGAAGTCGAAGGCGAACGCCATCGGTGAGCAACAGCCTGAAAAAGAACCGGACACAGATTACATCAGATCGAGGGATTGATGACCGCAGTAAAACAGGTATCACTGGCATCTGGTGAGTTGGCCCCGGCTCTATACGCAAGGACCGACACGGTTAAATATCAGTCTGGTATGCGTACCGTACGGAATTTTATTATCAAGAAAGAAGGCGGTGCCGATAACCGTCCTGGTTTCAAATATATTGTTTCAACCAAGGATTCAACCAAACGTTCGGTTCTCATCCCGTTTGTGTTCAACTCTGACCAAACGTATGTTCTTGAGGTCGGCGATCAGTATATCCGTTTCATTCGGAATGGAGTGCAGATAACCGTTTCTGGAGTCACTGCATGGAGTAACGTCACCGCGTATGTTGTGGGAGATTTAGCTTCGCGATTGGGTGTAAATTATTATTGCATCTTGGCTCACACCAACCAACAGCCCCCAAATGCCACGTATTGGTATCCCCTCACGGGTAGTATCTACGAAATACCGACCCCGTATCTGGAAGCTAACCTTGAGACAATAAAATACAACCAGTCGCTTGATGTTGTTACGCTTACGCACAAGAGTTACGCGGTGCGCGAATTACGCCGTAGCGGTCATACGTCATGGACGTTATCGCTGGTGGTGTTCGCTCCGTCACAGGCCGCACCGACATCACCAACCAATTCAGGCGCGGCTGGTTCGGTAACGGAGTGGGTCATAACAGCAGTCAATTCCGAAACGTTCGAGGAGAGCTTGCAGTCTTCGGCAACGGGTTCGAGCGCGACACCTTCGAGTGGTTCGCCGATCACGGTATCATGGACCGCGGCATCTGGGGCAGGGGAATACAATGTGTATAAAAAAATCAACGGTGTGTATGGATTTATCGGCGTTGCCATCGGGACATCGTTTATTGATAACGGTATCACAGCCGATGCTGAAGATACCCCACCAACTGCGCGGGATCCATTTTCTGGTTCGAGCAATTATCCTGCCGTCTCTGCCTATGTTCAGCAACGTCTGACGTTCGGAAACACCACAAATTATCCCGAAAAGATTTGGATGGGCAAGTCAGCCAATTTTAAGAATTTTACCTACAGCACACCGTTGCAGGACGATGACGCCGTTACGTTCTCCGTTCCAGGCCGGCAGTACAACGAGGTCAGGCATATCATCGATTTGGAGCGTATGATCGTGTTCACCAGCGGTTCGATATGGGATGCTGAAGGCGATAGCGCTGGAATTATACGGCCTGGCCAAGTAAATCCGAAAACACGGGCGTACCGCGGTGCTTCGATCGTCACGCCGGTCATCGTTGGAACTTCCATCGTTTATGTTCAGGCGCGCGGGAATGTTGTTCGCGATCTGTTGTCGGATGCCATCGAAGGTTACAAGGACTCCGATTTGACCATATTTGCGTCACATTTGTTCGAAGGATTTACAGTTGTTGACATAGTTTATCAGGAAAACCCAAATTCTGTCATATGGGTTATTTTGGAAGATAATGTCACAGATGAGCGAAGTTTGATAGCAATGACATATGTCAAGGAACATCAGGTATGGGCGTGGCATAGGCACGATACGGACGGAGAGCCGGAACGTCTGTGCGTTGTTCCAGAGGGCGCTGAGGACGCGATGTACGCGATCATCAAACGCCCGATTAACGGAACGGACCTTCGGTATATCGAACGCCAGTACACGCGCAAGATCGCGGATATTATTGATGCTGTGTTCCTGGATTCCGCGTTGACGTATGATGGCCGTAATACAACCGCCACGACCATGACGTTATCCGGTGGCACAACTTGGGCGTATGACGAAACGCTGACACTGACCGCCTCAGCCTCGCAGTTCGTGGCCGGCGATGTCGGAAACCAGATATTTCTGTACGATGCCACAGGAGATTTGATACGGTTCACGATCGGTGCATATTCGAGCGCGACAGTCGTTACCGGAACGCCACATAAAACCGTTCCGGTTACGCTCAGGAGTACCGCCACAGCGGTTTGGACAGACGCGGTTGATGAGTTGTCCGGCTTAGGACATTTGGAGGGCAAGGAAGTCGCGATATTCGCCGATGAGTTCGTTGTTGCCAGCCCGAATAATTCGTCGTACACCACGGTCACGGTCACAGGTGGCGCAATCACACTGGATAAGCCGTATGGCGTCATACACGTTGGTTTGCCGTATATTTCCGATTTGCAGACCCTAGACTTGGATTCCACGAACGGCGAAACGATGATTGACAAACGCAAATTAATCGGGAAAGTCGTTCTGATGGTCGAAGAAACACGCGGTTTATTCGTTGGCCAACAGCCCCCGGACGATGATGACGATGACCCGTTGCAGAATTTGTACGAGGCGAAATTGCGTGATTCAGAAGGCTATGATTCCGCGGTGAATTTAATGACCGGGCCCGTTGAAGTTAATATCGACGCCACATGGAATTTGGGCGGACGATGTTTTATAAGGCAGGTTGACCCGATACCGGCATCGATATTATCGATCACGCCGGTCGGTATGATACCAGTTAGGGGATAATATGGGAATAACAGGCGGATTATTTGCGTTATCGACAGGTGCCAATGCCATAGGGACCGCGGCGAACACCTATTCGCAGTACCAAGCGCAGAAGGCGCAAGGGAAATACGAGCAGAATCAGTTAAATTTCAACGCTGAGATTGCACGTTTACAGGCATCCGATGCCGTTGTGCGTGGTGAAAAAGACGTTGCCACGAAGAAACGTCAGACACGTCAGGTCATCGGCGCGCAAAGGGCGGCGTTGGCCGCGCAGGGTTTGGATGTGAATTCTGACACCTCGGATCTGATTCAGCAGGACACCGCCGGCTTGGGTGCGGAGGATGTTACCACGATACGGAATAACGCATGGCGCGAGGCGTGGGGTTATAGGGTTCAGGCACAGGATTATGCGTCACAAGCACGTTTTTCCGGAATATCCTCGAAATTTAAGCAGAACCAGACGTTATTGACCGGCGGTTTACAGTTCGCCCGCGATGTCGGCGGTGGGGCGATGGATTATTATAAATACAAGAAACAAGGGGTTGTTTGATGCAGGATGTGAATGTTGAACGTGGAACATGTGTAAAATGTCACCTTCGGCCTCAACGCGAAAATCATCATTGGTGTGTTGATTGCCACAATGCAAATATGCGCCATTGGAGAAAAACGCATAAATTGCAAGGTGATGCTCGTTTTAAAATGCGTTCACGTTCTTATGCGAATGTTTATCAGCGTAGGGGAAAATTGATACCGCAGCCTTGCGAAGTTTTTGGATGCTCTGAAGAAGCACAGAAACATCACGAAGATTATTCAAAGCCTTTAGCCGTTCAATGGCTATGTAGAAAACATCATATGGAGTTGCACAATGCCTACAGTACCAGTCAGTCGTGAAACATCAGTCCGTACAGCGCCGTTACCAGGGGCGCGCGTTAATACAGAACAGCCTCTGAGTGCGTTCGGTGGCGGTCAAGAGGTACAGCAGACCACCCATGCAGCGCAAGGGCTGGTTAACGACGTGTCTGGTATTATAGCCAAGCAGAAACAGGACGCAGATGATGTGCGTGTCACTGGTTCTGACCTTGAAATGTCGAATGTGTTCACGGACATCCAGACATCTCTGAAAAGGGATTGGCTTGGTCAGAACGCTATGGGCGCGCCGGATTACGTTGAAAAAGAATGGAAAACGAGGACGGACAAGATACGTCAAGGACTCTCGAACGATCAGCAGAAGGCGAAGTTTGACCGTATTAAAGCCGTTAAAAGTTCAGACCTGTACCGCGTGACGCAGAACCACGTTACGGAACAATCCAAGAAATATGAAGATGACTTGAGCAAGGCATATATCCAGAACGCCCAAGGCGTAGCGGCGTTGAATTATATGGATATCGGACCGGAAGGTTTGGTTGAACAGTCGGTTTTCAAACAGCGTCAAGAATTAATAAATTATGGTTATCGCAATGGAATACCCGTTCCTGTCATCGAAGGTGAGATCGCCAAGAGTGCCAGTCAGACATACGCTCGTGTTATTGCAGCTATGCTCGATAATAAGGACGGTCAGGCGGCCTCAGCATATTTGACTTCTAAGAAAGATAAAATAAGCCAAGAAGATCAGAAGAAAATTGAAGGTATGTTCAAAGACTCCAGCCGCGATCTGGAATATGACCTGAACGATAAGTTTATCAACGGTAATTTGACGATTGAAGAAATCCAAGCGGCGTCCTACAAGCCGGAAGAAGGTGGCATAGGAGTTGTTAAGGGCAACAAGCTGATGAAAGACATGGCAAAGGCCCAGTCAGATAACATTGACCGTTTTAAAGAAGATAATGAGGCGGCTGAAAAATACGTTGAAGCTGTAGAGGAAGTTTTAAGCGGTGTTGAGGCATTTAAGGCCAAACAAATTTTGGTTGATTCGATGGCCGATAATGTGATGAGCAGCCAAGAATCTCGAAAAATTAACCGTCTGACGGATATTCTGACCAAGCAAAAGAACGTCCGCGATAATTCAATTTGGACACAAATACCGATAATCAAGAATTGGAACATCGCCAACGAATCCGATGTGCGCGAGCTGGCTAATGCGTTGAGCAATTATACGACATATTTGGACGAAGGTAAAAAACCTGAAGAAGCATCCGAAGCTGTCTTAAGGGCGCAGTATAATAAGACCTATCCGCAAGCACCGCTTGGTCCGGACGACAAGGTATTTGACCCGAAGCGAGAGAGGGAGATTTCGTTTGAACCTATCCAGAGGGCGTTAAAAGGTATTGCGCGTGGCGCTTCTGGAACGGTTGAAAGTTTCGGAAGCGGCCTTGAATGGCTTGGCGCGAAAGAAGTCGGTAAGGCGTTTGAGGAATGGGGCAAGACAGCCAAGGATTTTTATGCCGTTGAAGATTCCACGTATCTTGACCAAGTTTACGAAGGGCTTGGCTCGATGTCTACGTTTTTTATTCCGGGGCTTGGCATTTCAAAGGGTGTTCAGATCGCCAAAATTGCCCCGTCTATCGCCCGTTGGATCGGTGTCGGAACATCGACCATCTTGGAAGAAATTGTCAACTCCGGTGACACATATAAGAAAGCCATCGAGAACGGTTACGGCGAAAAGAGCGCGTCGTTATCAGCCACAGCGACATTTTGGGGTAATTTGCCGCAGGACGTTGTGTTAAACCGATTCGGTGTTTTTGGTGATAAAGGACCGAAGATTCTACAAGTTTTGACCGCCGGAACATTGGAAGGCGCACAGGAATTTAGTCAGGCGGTTGTTGGAAACATCGCGTTGAGCGACCCTATCAACTGGAAAGAAGCCACGGTATCAGCCTCAATCGGTATGATTACAGGTTCAGGTGTTAAAACTGCCGAGACGGTAACGCAGACGCTCGATGATTTGGGCGTTGCCTCAGAGTTCATGGACAGCATAAAAGCCCTGCCCGGCGGGAAGGAACGTGGGTCGGTTGTGAATCCGTTTAATAGCGGCGAAGAACCGATTAATATTCAGCCGAGCGAAAACCAGAAGGCCATGTTTGAAGGAAAAGAAATCAAGGTATTAAACGAATCGGTTGAAGCGACGACCGAAGATTTGGTTATAAACCCAGATAAAGTTAAAAATATCATTGGCCCTGCGTTCATTCAAGACGGAAAAGTGTATGGTGGAAAATTTGATTTGGAGAAGAACGCAAACCATGCAGATATTTTTGTTCGTGAGAATCTTGACCAAGACAAAGCCAAGCCAGGATTTTTGACCAAGAATAACGAATTTGTCTACCAGTATAAAGAGGATATTCCGCAATCAACAAATCCGGCAGACTTCAAGACCGCAGAGGAGTATGTGGCTGCTAAAGCTAAGGAATATTTTCCTGTTGAAAAAATTAAGCATAAAAGCGGTGTGGTAGAAGCTGATTATCGAGGAAACCATACCGCTCCAACAGCAGATTCAGGAAGCCCTCTTTATGACTTGTCGGGAACTTATCCGGATGATGTTTATAGTGGAAAAGCGGCTCAATATTATGGTCATTACGGACAGAATCATCCTGACGATATGCAAACAGTTTCCATAATGCAGCAATATAGAAATAAGCCAGATAAAGTAATTACAATATATAGAGCCATCCCAAAGGATTCAAAAAGTACATTTACAGCGGGCGATTGGGTTTCTATCAATAGGAATTATGCAAAAGAACACGGAGAAAGCCAGTTAAACGGTGAATATAAGATTATTAGTAAAACTGTCTCTGCCAGAGATATCTTTACAAATGGGGATTCAATTCATGAATGGGGGTATGATCCCCAACCATATTTACCAGCTAAAGAAAAACCATTCCATCAGATTGAAGGCTATAGAAGAAAAGCTTACCGAGAAAAACTCACCGCCGAATGGGAAGTGGCGCAGAAGACAAACCCTGAAGCTATTCGCACAAACTTTTTAAAGAATCAATCCGGTCATATAGTGATCCCAAATATTCCGAAAATTGGAGCTGATGGTCAGACCGCAAAAGATTTCCACGAATGGGTTGACGCCGCGTTCGTTCCTCTCTCAACACGCTTGGCGAAAATATCTAAAACGCTTCGTGATTCCATGCGTAAATTTGAGTATTTAGTGCGAGCCGAAACTTCAGAAAGTCTGAAAATAATTGAACCATTTTTAAACAAATACAGCGAATTGAATCCTGCGGATGCGAAGGCTTTGGATTTGGCGCTCAAAAACAGCGATCATAAAGTCGTTGATGAAATCGTATCACGTAACGGAATCATAGAAGAATATGAAGCTGTTCGGAACGAGTTGAACAAAATTTATATCCGCGCCCGCCAAGCCGGTATGGATGTCGGATATTTAGACCTCTATTTTCCACGCCGAGTCATAGACGCTGAAGCGTTCATGAATTATCTTAGAAATGGTGAGCAGTGGAGCCAGATCGAAAATCTTATCAAAGAGGAACAAGTCAGGATTGGCGAACTTCTCAACAATGAGGAAAAAGTTGAGTTCATCAATAAACTATTACGCGGTTTCGCCAAAGGTGAAATCAGGCTGTCAAGACCGAGCAACACGAAGGCCCGGAAGATTGAAACTGTCGATGGACAGATGAACGTATTTTACAAAAATAGCACGACAGCACTGCATGAGTATGTTTCGTCGATGAATAACGCAATCGAAAGTCGTAAATTCTTTGGAATGGACGGAAAAGACGTTGACAAAAGTATTGGTAAATATACGCATGAGTTAATGGAAAAAGGATTGATTTCTCATAAAGACGAGGCTGAGGTTAAAAAAATAATGGAAGCCCGTTTTAAGCAACGTGGCACGCGCGGATGGGTTTCGTTATGGAAGAACACCGCATATATTTATACGATGGGTTCTCCTGTTTCGGCACTTTCACAAATTAATGACTTAGCATCGTCGTTGTTCGAGAACGGAATTTATTCGTCGGGTGTTGGGCTTGCAAAAGCGATCAGTGGCAAAGGCGTCAAAACATCCGATTTGCACCTTGATCGTATCGCAGAAGAATTTGTAGACCAATCTAAAATTGGGGATATGGTTCAAAAGTTATTTCGTGTTATTGGTTTCAGCAAGATGGATTCTCTGCTAAAAGAGACGTTCATCAACGGCGCAATGAATAAGTTGTCGAAACAGGCGAACGCTAACGATCCTGCGTTGATTCAAGAATTGAACCGTGTTTTCGGTGAGGAATCTGCACAGACGTTAGATGATCTTAAAAATGAGAATCCGACCGAGAACGTCAAATACTTATTGTTCAGCCGGTTGCTTGATTATCAGCCGGTAACCGTTTCCGAAATGCCTGAGTATTATGCGAAGGGCGGTAATATGCGTATCGCATATATGCTCAAATCGTATTCAATCAAACAGCTTGACGTTTATCACAATAAAATTTTTATGGAGATGAAAAACAATCCGAAAAAAGCCATGATAGACCTAGTACGTTTCTCGATGGCTCTTGCAGTTATGGGAGCAAGCACAGACGTGATTAAAGATTTGCTTTTGGGCCGTCCGATTCGGCCTTCTGATTTAGTGATTGATAATATTCTTCGTCTTATTGGTTTTTCAAAATACACCATTTATAAGGCAAAACGTGAAGGTTTGCGATCAGCAGTATTGTCTACGATCGCTCCGCCATTTCCTGTTATCGGTGATTTATATTCAGATTTGCAGTCAAAACGTGGTGTTGATAACTATAAAGTTTGGAGTGGGCTTCCACTGATAGGTAAATTTTATTACTGGTGGTTCGGTGGTGGACGCCAATATTTAGATAACAAGAAAAAGAAAAAACGAACTAGGCTTGATTTTTAAATAACTTAAATTTTTATTGATTATAACCGTATAAAACATAGACTATTTATAGCGGAGGCATGATGTTTCGATTACTCTTAATTTTGTGTTTGTTGACCTTCACCGCTCCCGTTCACGCGACAATATCATCGACGACAAGCCGTATGGATTACACCGGCAACGGCGCGGTCGACACCTATTCCTATTCCTACAAAATATTTGCTAATACCGATCTCTTGGTCACGGTCCGAGATACCAACGACGTTGAAACCACGCTGACATTAACCACGGATTATACCGTGACTGGCGTAGGTTCATCGAGTGGTGGTAACGTCGTTCTCGTAAATTCCGCACAGGCTTGGCTGGACGGCGATGGGGATCTGAAAACGAATTACATCCTTACCATTCGCCGCGTCCGGCCCATCAAACAGCTCACCGACATTCGCAATCAGGGCGCGTTCTATCCTGAAACTCATGAGGACACGTTTGATTCTCTAATCATGATAGATCAGCAACAACAGGACGAAATTGACCGGTCCGTTAAATTTTCCGAGACGACTGACCCTGACGATTTCGACACCGCGATACCTGCCAGTTTGGTCGGCAATCCAGGGGCTTCGATAATCGTTAACGATGATGGCGACGGTTTCACGGACGGTCCGGACGCAGATGCTATTTCAGCAGCTCAAGCCAATGCCACAAGCGCGGCTTCCAATGCAACGGCAGCAGCGGCAAGTGCAGCAGCAGCAGCAGCGAGCGCGGCTTCGGTTAATTTGCCGTCTATCGTGTCAAACAGCCTGAACGTTCTCCAAGTTAATCAGGGGGCGTCAGCATATCAGTATTTGGACTTACGAGCCCCGAACGTCGGAATCGGCACAACGACACCGAACGCCGGTAAATTTACCACGTTACAGGCCACAGGTACGACAACGGTTGTGGCAACGACAGCCACGGGTGGTTATACGCAGACGGGTACGGGCGTGAACAGTTTTTCAGGGAACGTCGGACTTGGGACGACAGCGCCCGTTGGCGGGCTCGTTGTTATGAACGGGAACGTTGGCGTTGGCACATGGTCGCCGACGCAGAAATTGCAGGTTGTTGGGACGGTGGCGGCGACAACTATAACAGGGGCAAACGTCACATCCGGCGCAGACCCTGGGCATACGCATACTACCGCATCACTGGGTTCTCTGTACGGCGCGCGCGTTTCGAAATCACTTGCCACTAATTATCAAGCGACCACAGACGGTATTTTTTGTGGTTGGCTCAATAGTGGAACTGACGGTTCTGGCGGCGATTTAATATTTTATTCAGACTCATCGGCAACACCTTCGACCGTTGTCGGTTATGCGTCTGGATGGCGAGTTAATAGCACATTTTCAGCTACACAAGGGAACCGTAAAAACGGCATGTGTGTGCCAATCAGAAAAAACGAATATTACAGGGCTGAACTAGATTCATTCGGTACAGCACCATCAACCGACCTACAATTTATGCCTGTGGGATCTTAAAAGGAGTCATTCAATGAAAAAATTCATCTTGAGTTTAATTTTGGCGTTCTTGGTGTGCGGTCAGGCGTTCGCCGCCACGGTTTCCAAAAGTTTCACCGCAGCGAATACGGCAGGGGGCGTACTCTCAGTCAAGGTTGGCGATTCGTTCACCTATTCAGTTTCGGGAACGTTCGTCGGGACTTGGGTGTTGCAGAGTTCTACGGACGGCGTTTCGACTTGGCAGACCGTAGCAACCGGAACGGGTGCAGGTTCGGGAACGGTTCTCGCTGAATCGCGCGGGAGCAATCAGCTCGCATATCGTATGTATTGTTCGGCCTACACAAGCGGGACGATCGTGACCACGATGACGGACGAAACAGGATATATTACTCCGGTCGATGAATTCAAAAACAAGAACGGTAAAACAGTTGCCCATACGACCGAAAACGGATTCGTTGTTGATGGAAGTTTTACGGGTGGGACTGAAGATGGTGCTGTTGTTTTTAACGTAAAGCAGTATGGAGCAAAGGGAGATGGTGTTCAGGCGTTTGACGGAGCCATAACGGCTGCTGACAATACTTTTACAAGTGCCTCAGCTTCTTTTGCTGCATCTGATATTGGAAAAGTAATTACCATTCAAAGTGCTGCCGGAACAAACTTAGACCTGACTACTACCATCGCATCGATTAACAGTGCAACAAGTGTTGAACTAACTAATGCCGCAACCGATACCGTTTCGTCAAGCTCGTACACTTACGGTACAGACGACACAACCGCCATTCGTGCGGCATTTGCCGCATTAGGTTCTGATTCTGTCATTGGAAAAACAGGGATAATATTTTTTCCTGAAGGAACTTATATTGTCAATGGTGCTTTCGATCAGTCTGGCGGTTCTCAAATAGCATTCCCAGCCATTGCTTTTGCTAGTCCAGTTACAACATTCCACATTAAGGGGCCAGTATCTTCTGCTCCAAATGCTGCCGCAAATAATGGTGCTATTATTTATGGAACAAAATATGGTACGAATGGTGAAAATGCAATCATGTCTGTTACAGACTCAGGTGGTGGCGGGACAGGAAATATAGCAAGGATAAATGCCATATTTGAAAATATCCGTTTCCGAACTGTACAAGACCCGACGCATTCTGCGCTTGAGTTAAAAGACGCTGACCAAGCGCAAGGTGATAATGTAACTTTTGATACAGGGCCTGTTTCAAATCTTGCATTACCTACTCATAACGATTCTTTTGCTTTAAAGTTACCGGATATGCTCGCTGGAAATGTCTCAGGGGGTTGGAAAAATTTAAAGATTAAAACTTACTATAACGGCGTCCGTTTAGGCGAACACTCACTTATCTGGAGTGCATTTATCGTTTTAGGAGTGAATGCGCTTAATTTTTATGATTGTCGTTATCCGGCCCAAGTATTTCAAGTTGCAGTTGAATCTGTTCAAAATTCTGTTTTAGTTTCAAGCTCAGGCTCTACAACAAGCTATTTTAAGATTTATGATTTAGACATCGAGCATAATACCGGAACATTTGCCAATGTCACAAATTTGGTTGACGCCTCAAACCTTGCTATCGGAGAAATACATTACTCAATTTTCGATAACGGCGGCGGTTCTACGTTTACAAAATCAGGCGGAAAAAATGTTTCGCTCCATAACATTAAAACGAACCAGATGGAATATCACCCGACGACCGGAGACCATTTTAGTATAGTCTCTTCTGCTGCGGACAGTACAACATCTGGAGGAACAATCATTCTAAAGCAAAATGATTATACAGCGTTAGATTCTGGTTCACGCCTTGGTGCATTTGGATTCGCCGGTTCGTATAGCACGACCGGGACACAGTATGTTTACGGTGCAGTTATTCAAGCAATCGCTGCGGAAGCATTTACCGCATCAGCAGCTGGATCTCATTTACAATTTAGGACGGCTGCAATCGGATCAACTTCAGCAACGGAACGCATAAGAATTACTTCAGAAGGCAACGTCGGCGTCGGGACGACAACACCGACATCATTACTGCAAGTCGGCGCAACGGCATCGACCGCCATGCGTTTTACGTCTGGTGGGAACCTCGGCATCGGCTCAACAGCCCCTGGAGCGACGCTCGATATTGGCACAGGAAACATGCGCGTTGGTATAGGAACAACCACGGCAGGCACTCTTGTTTGCGTTAAGTCGATCAGTGGCGGAACGTCAATACTTGGATATTGCACAGGATCATTGACAAATTCAATATGCGGAACTTGTAATTAAAAGGAGTCTCTATGCGGAAAATATTATTTTTTATTATCGCGGTTTTTCTGTGCGTTCCTGCATACGCCGCCATGTACCCTGGAACGGCCCGGAATTTCAACGACCTATACAACGCCTACAAGATCGTTGACATCGACGAGGCCGCTGCATCGCCACGGTATTACGGTTATCTCAGGCAAGACGGCTATTATTTCATAGCCAAGGCCACCATATCTGCAGGGATCACAAATTACACCTACACCAAAGGTACAACGGCATATTCGACGGCATGGACGAACAGGGCATCGGAAACATACGCCGCGTTCAACGCTGTTTTTAATACTGGCATTTAAGGAGGAACATGAAAAATTTATTTTTATTCATCGTCCTTCTTTTTGTTTGCTCCATATCATATGCCGATTACAAGGCCGCCATTGATGGTTTAGATTATTACGAGACTGTTAGCTCAGGTGGCGTCGGTATCGGAACTGTTAGTCCAGGCGTTGTCGGAGCGATCCCAAAATATACCGCATCAACAACAATCGATGATTCAGCGGTCATATTCGAAGGCGGTGGGAATATCGGAATCGCAACGACTGGCCCGACACAAAAATTACAAGTGGTCGGAACAGTCCGTGCAACTGCATTTGTTGGGGATGGTTCAGGTCTTACAAATATCTCCGGAGGTTCAGTCGGCATCGGAACCGCTAACACGATCACGTTCTGGCCGACTACGACAACCATCGGCTCGCTACCGACGGAAACATATCCTACTTTGACAGAATTATCTTACGTCAAGGGCGCGACTTCAAATATCCAGACACAGATAGATGGTTTAAGTGTTGGTTCTGGAGGATGGACGGATGGTGGGACTAATATTAGTCCAACAACATCATCAGATACGGTCGGAATAGGAACAACAGTTTCTACTTGGGCAGGTTCTCGTTTCAATGTAAGAAAAACAACAGCACCAACAGATACGACAACTTTTGGCACATATATAGTGGGTTCTGCGGCAGATGTGTCTTATGTATATCCAAACTTGACGAATGATGTAGTTTGGTCTTTAAGAGGATACGCAAAACAAACAGGAAGCGCAGCCAATACAGGAGGAGGACATTCTATTGGCGTTGCAGGTTTAGCTGAGGATACATCTGTTGGTAAATTAAATCTTGCTGGAGTTGAGGGAAGGACTCAAGCAACGGGAACTGCTGATCGTTATACTGGAGTTTTGGGTTTGGTAGAGGCTGTAAATGGAAGTTATACTGGCAAACTTTATGGGATGCAATCAACATTCGTCGGCACACATAATGGGGATAGTATTAGTTTTTATGCAGTACCAACTTCTTCCGGCACAAGGAATTATTCTTTCTGGGGGAGCAATGATTTAGTAATTACTTCTGGGAACGTTGGCGTTGGAACTTATAGGCCAAGTGCTAATTTAGAATTAGTAAAGCAATCAACAACAACGCCATTAATGATTTCTTCAACGGCAAGTTCAGATGGGGATTATTTAATTGTCAAATCGAGTGGCAATGTTGGTATTAATACCATTAATCCTGTTAGTGCTTTAAATGTTGTTGGTACTGTCAATGCGACAGCTTTCGTTGGTGACGGAAGTGGATTGACTAATATTTCAGGTGGTTCAGTAGGCATCGGGACAGCTAATACAATCACATTCTGGCCTACGACAACAACCATCGGTTCTTTGCCTACCTCAACATATCCATCGTTGACCGAATTATCCTATGTTAAGGGTACAACTTCAAACATTCAAACTCAGATAGATGGATTGAGTGTTGGTTCTGGAGGTTGGAACGACGGCGGAACGAACGTCTACACATCCACCACGACCGATATTGTCGGTATCGGGACCACAACTCCATCCACAACCCTTGAGATCGTTAAGCAGGGTTCCAGCGCGCCGTTGATGGTTTCATCCACGGCCACGGGTGACGGCAATATCATGATCATCACATCCGCCGGAAACGTCGGCATCGGCACTCTGCTACCGCGCGGCTCGCTTGACTTGGGCCCGACAGGAACCATCTATACGCAGACCATCGCAGGCCCGACTGGCCCAACGATACTCGGCACAGCCGGGAACGTAGGAATTGGAACATACACCGCAGGAGCGCTTTTGACGGTTGGTTCGACGGGTCAGGCGGCAATCACAAGCGCAGGTGTCGCCACATTACCAACTCCTAACCTAACAGGTAAAATCGATATCAACAATGTTGCAGTCGATGATGACGACTGTACTGGTGAACAAGGTAAGTTCTGGTACGACTCGACTGACAGCGCGTTCGAGTTCTGCCGGGACAACAGCGGAACCCCGGAACGTTTAGGACACCCGTCACCGCCAGCGAGTCAGACGATAACTGCCGGGGCAACGATCACGGCAGACGCTTGTGGGACATTCAAAGACATCTCATCAGCAGGCGCAGTAACAACAAACACGACAAATACGTTCACGGCTCCAAGTTCTGACCTGAGCGGGTGCTGTATGAACGTGGTCAACACGGGCGCAAACAACATAACGCTTGATAATAATTCATTGTTTTACTCTGCCGGAGGGGCTGACGTTGTTCTTGGGCTCGCTGACTCTGCCATTGTTTGCACGAACGGAACTGTCTGGGCGCAGATGGGTGGGAGCAATAATTAATGAAGAAGGTTCTCCTTCTCCTCATCTTTTCGCTTATCGCTCTGGATGTTCAGGGGGCGGATTATTTTGTCAGGACTGACGGATCAAATTCGACCAACTGCACGGGTCTCGCT